TTCTAATACTGTTTTAAACAGTAAATAACTACAGAGTAGGTATCTCCGCTGCTATGTCCTACAGTAGTTAGTTGAATGTCCCCGGTATTACCTCCGGAAGCGGCTACGTTAGGCAGTCCGTTAATGTCCGAATAATCCAGGGTATCCGAATAATCCGCAGGAAGTTCTACGGCAATTACATCCGTTGTAGCATCCCACAGCAGTTTCACACCCATTCCAACCGTAGAGAAAACAATCTTTTCAATACGAACCTTGGAGCAAGAGGTGCCATCCTGCAATCCGGATAATTCGGACACATCCACTTTAACAACCGCAGATTCTCCGGTTCCGTCACTCGTATTCGTGCAATAGATAACAGCGGATTTTGGTCCGTCAATTATCGTAGTAGCTGTTACAGCATCTGCCATGTCCGGCTCCTTCTACATAAGTAGGGGAAGGAACATGGTCCTCCCCTCACTTAAATTACGCAACCTGAACGTATTCAATAATGAACGTAAAGGAGCCCGCCGTCGTTGCATCTACGGTGTTTGTGATATTGCAGTAGATGGTCCGCTCTGCCGAAGTGTATTGAACGGAGGCCGGAGCCGTCGTTGCGTCTTGGGTTTGTAGAACGAGTGA